GGCGGAAAAAGGACGATAAAGAGAACGAAAGAAAGAAATGAAGAAAAGCAAAGGGAAGCTAAGAAGACAGACCGCCAAAGAAGGTGGGGAACATGCCGCGCAAGGCGACAGGCAAAGAGGTTTTGAACAGCTCAGGAGCCATGTGGACGCTAGCTGATCGGGCGACGTCCATGGCCTCAGGAGTGTCGTGCTTGGCGTGCTGGAGCAGACCAAGATAATTGAGCCATTTGTTCTGTGCGGACGGGTCGCGGCTTTCAAGAATCATTGTGCGGTAATGAATGCCGCGAGCCGAGTATTCAGGGATGGCTCCGCCGAGCTCAAAGCCACTGAACTCGCCGCGTGGACCATTTAGATTCTTGAACTCCCAAGGCGAGTCGGGAAAGTAGTCGGAGTCACAATACCGATCGATGGCTTCATCGTCACCGTTGATGGCGACAGTGTCGGCAGGCGTGACATGATTAATCAGGGAGGCAACAACGGCACGTCGAACACTGTTGAGAGGCCAAGTGTAACGGTCGCCAGAGTTCTGCATGGTGGCCATGTTGCCATGACGGCTCCTAGAATTGAGCCGGCGCTCGATGTAAGCCTGAACGTAGTCCTCGGGAAACCCAGACCTGCGCATGACGTGGACGTCGAAGTTCAGGACACCGCCGTCGCAGCCGACATCCCAACGAGTGACGTCTGAAGTGTGGACGCCATTGTTGACGCGCCATCGCTTCTGATACTCGGCAATGAACTGGTCGGGATTCATGCGCCTGTAAAAGAGAAAATTGTCAGGAAAGGAGGAAATAATCTCGTCCTCCAAGAACAAGGCGAACGGAGCGTCGGCAAGAGTGTGCATGATGTCATACTCGTGGATTAGTTGACCGGGAATTGCTTCCACCTTGTTGCGCTTTTCATCTTTCTTGATGATCTGGTTCTTAAGACTAATGATGATGTCACTGGCAGTGCGTGAAGGATCATGGGCCTTGAGCTTGGACATCACTGCGGAATAACTCCGCTTGGAAGCGTACTCGTTGACAGCGCGCTCACAGTACTGCTCGAATTTGGACGCGGTCCACATGGGAGGTCGCGGCACAAGCCGGTCATACTCGTCACACAGATCCTTTCGCGGGCACCGGAGCATGCGCTCGGCGTTGGCATTGGCAGACTGAGGGGTCAAACGCTTGGCGACAGAGAGCAGATATGTGGTGGTGTCAGCCCGCTTGTGAACGTGGGGGTTGACAAAGGCGGTCTCCTTAAATTGGTCGGTGGCGCCCGTGGCGCCCGGGAGCTCGCGATGTTCCTTAGCATGAAAGTGGACCTCACGGCAAATTTCCTCCACCGGGGGTCCTGCGGAAACGATGTGGTCGTCAACTTGACCGGCATCAGGAGAGGAGTCTTGCAGTGAGTGGAAGTCGACTGCGGGAAAGACGGATTGATACTCGGAGGCGGCAACGTCAGCTCCGATGCGAGAGAACCAAGGGAGGGAAGGCATGCTCCATTCCAAATGCCGGTAGAACGCCGACTTGACCAGAGACGAAGGAGTGGTGAGACTTGCCGCTCCACCAGAGCGGACCGCGCAAATGAGGGCGTTCATGAGAACGCTTCCGGTGGGAGATGAACGGGTGCGAGAATCGGGATCCATGGCGTCCATGTGAACGTAGACGCCAGTACTGGACCGCGTCAAGGCGACATACGCTGAACGGTCCATTACAGATCCCTCTAAGCCGGTCATGTCAACTTCCATGTCCTCTTTGAAGTCCTCGCCCTGGACGGAGGAATAAGTGTAGGCTTGACGACCGCCCGCTGCCAGGACGCCAGCGTAACGCGGAGAGGCTGTGCACACAGGGATCCCGGCCATAGGCTCATTTGTATGAGTGATGTGACCAGGTAGAGGATTAGTGGTGTGAACACCAAATGTGTCGGCGAGAATCTTGAATCCACGGTGAGTGATTGTGGCATAGCGAGTGACCATTGGCGCGAGGCAAGCGATAGGTGACAGATCATACTCACTCTGCGTGCCAGCAACCGGAAATTTAGCCATGCCCTGCGCAGGGTCGCCGTTGACGACCACCTCTGTGAGCATAGGGTTGGTCAAGATCAGCAGGTCGAGCATCCCGCCCCAGAACTTCCCGGCGTCATCAAATATGACAGGGCCGGAGCAGGGTTCTGTGATGGCGGAAGCCAAAGTGGGGAAATTAAAACCGCGAAGTTCAGGAAAGTCCAACCCGGACTTGGCTTGGGCTCGGAGAGACTCGGTGTGAGAGATGACTCGAGCCTGGCGGCGAACGTCGGGGTCAAGTCCTTGAAGGTAAGCCTTGGTGGCGGTGGTCTTGCCACAACCCCAGACGCCGAAGTAGGCCCGGATCTTCACAGTGCGGGAGCGCCCTTCCAGTTTGAAAAGGTCCAAAATGTTGTCGAGGGACTGGAGCACAGCCGGGTTTTGGAAGGCTTCAAGAACGCTGGGGTGTGCTTTGAGGTCAGACACAAGTCTGGCGGCTCGGCCAAGATCGGCAGTGTACGACAGCTCTTCCTCAACCAAGGGGACGGGAGGCAAGGCCAGGTCACGATAAGGGGCAAGGCGAGCTTCCAGAGACTGTTGAATGGCGACCCAATGGGACGGATTGGGTCGGACTGCAGTGGTGGCATTCTCTTTCCGCTGCGCCAAGTTGGCTCCAATGGGCTCCTCAGGGACTGAGTTGCCGGAGGCAGACGTCGCAACATAGTCGGGAATGACTGGGGCGGCCCAATCCGAAGGCACCTTGACGCGAAAGTTCTTGCCCAGACGGAAGCGCTTCCAAATCGTGCTTGGCGGGGTGACCCCAATGGCCCTGTTGGCGGCGTTCTGGTTGTAATCGAAGAGGTCAGGCCAAGGGGCGGTGCGTTGCGTGGTGAAGTCGATGGAAAATCCCTCCTGGTTGTTGGGATCAATGGGCTGGCAAGAAAACGAGCCCAGGAGGGCGGCAACAATGTCATTGCGATTGTTGGGCAGCGTTTTGTCTCCACAGAATGACACCAGCATGGGAGTGGCGGCAGGTACAGAATCGCTGGCGGACGCATTGAGAGCCGTCTGGAAGGCCGTGTCCCACTGAGGCCATATCCGACGGATAGTTCGAAGGACCCGAGAGAGGTTCGCCTGAGCGCCAGTGGCCTGAACAGGACCAGCGAGCTCAACATGACTTAGGCCGGAAATGACTGAATGGGACATCACCATGTGAATTGTCGGCCAGGAGGATTTAGTGGCGTGAACCACCGTGGTAGTGAGACCGGTGAGGCTGATGCCAAAACCTGAGGCAGCTGCAAAGTTCAGGATGTCAGCCTGGAAGACATTGCCGACGACGGGGTCGGAAGGATCCGGCCTGCGACCGGAAACTTCCATGAACCAACTGTACCACATGTGAGCAGTGCCACCGAACGCGGCAACACAATCCCAAAAGCAGCTCTGACCTGGGGTTAAGGCGGGGTACTTCACGCGATGAGCAGTGTAGGCACGTTCAACCGCCTTCTGCCACTCCAAGTAAGTCATCCCCTGGGGGTCGACAGCGAGTGGAGAGACCGCTGAGCCGCTTGGGATACTGGCGCGCTGGACGACGACAGAAGGGAGAGTCTTGTCCACGTTGCGGACTCGAACTGTGGCGGGCTTGACGGCAGGCAGCGGCGGCAAATTGACAAAAGCGGGAAGTTGGCGAAGGTCTGATTCTGGCGGGACGGAACGTCGGGCCAATGCGTTGACAGCAGTGGCAAGGTAGTACTTTAAGACGGGCCAGTACACGTATGGCACGCGGCAAACGGCCTTGGGGAGAGAGATCGGGCTCTCGTCGAGTGTGCTGGCGGTGAAATGACCCCACCAGTCGACGATATCCCAACATAGGACAGGTGCACCAGTGCCGGGCTCAAAAGGCTGCACCGTGGCGACAGCCGCCGCGTGCTCCAATGCAATAAGGGAATACCAGAGCACAGGAACCCAGAACCACCCGGTGAACAAAGCGGTCGGCAGTATGCA